ATCGTGTTTGATTCAACCACAATGCACCGGGTTGCACCTGTAACTAAAGGTGTTCGCATCTCGGCTGTGTGCTGGGCTTACGGATTTTATGAGGATTAATCATGGCTATTGATAAGGCACTAAACCAAGCGCCGCAAGGTTTGACTGAGAACGACCTTGCGATTGCGCAATCCATTCAACCGGACATCGAGATTGAGATCGAGGACCCTGAGTCGGTAACGATTGGTATGGACGGGCTTGAGATTGAGATCGAGCCGGGCAAAGATGATGACGAAGACTTCAACGCTAACCTAGCCGAGCATATCGACGACAAAGAGTTAGCATCACTTGCATCTGAGTTGATTGGTGACTTTGATGAGGACATCGCCAGCCGCAAAGATTGGATACAGACTTACGTAGACGGGCTTGAGCTTTTGGGTATGAAACTCGAAGAGCGAGCCGAGCCGTGGGAAGGTGCGTGTGGGGTATACCACCCACTGCTGTCTGAAGCACTGGTGAAGTTTCAGTCCGAGACCATGCTCTCTACATTCCCTGCGAGCGGTCCGGTTAAGACACAGATCATTGGTAAAGAGACGCCTGAGAAGAAAGATGCAGCGCAGCGCGTGCAGGCTGATATGAACTACCAGTTGATGGACGTGATGAAAGAGTATCGCCCTGAGCACGAGCGCATGCTGTGGGGTTTGGGTCTGGCAGGTAATGCGTTTAAAAAGATTTACTACGATCCGCATATCGAGCGTCAGGTATCGATGTATGTGCCCGCAGAAGATATCGTGGTGCCGTACGGTGCGTCAGATTTGGAGTCAGCAGAGCGTGTAACGCACGTGATGCGTAAGACTGAGAATGAGTTGACTCGCTTGCAGCACGCAGGCTTTTATCGTGAGGTAGACCTCGGTGAGCCAAACAATATCTTAGATGAGGTCGAGAAGAAGATTGCTGAGAAGCTGGGCTTTAGAGCAACGACTGACCATCGCTATAAGATTCTTGAGATGCACGTCGAGCTGGATTTAGAAGGCTTCGAGCACAAAGATAAGAAGGGCAATCCGACAGGCATTGCACTGCCGTATGTTGTGACGATTGAGAAAGGCTCAGCAGAAATTCTAGCTATTCGTCGTAACTGGGAGCCGGATGACGATACGCATCAGAAGCGTCAACACTTCGTGCACTACGGCTATGTGCCGGGCTTTGGCTTCTACTATTTTGGTCTGATTCATCTAGTCGGTGCGTTTGCTAAATCAGGCACGTCGCTAATTCGTCAGTTGGTTGACGCAGGTACGCTGGCTAACTTGCCGGGTGGCTTTAAAGCACGAGGCTTGCGAGTCAAAGGCGACGACACACCTATCGCTCCGGGTGAGTTCCGTGATGTCGATGTGCCGAGTGGCTCTATTAAAGATAACCTGCTGCCACTGCCATATAAAGAGCCAAGCCAGACTTTGTACCAGCTCTTCCAAACTATTATCGAGGAAGGGCGTCGCTTTGCTAATACCGCTGATCTCCAGATCAGTGACATGTCGGCGCAAGCTCCTGTGGGCACTACGCTGGCTATTCTTGAACGCACACTAAAAACAATGTCGGCAGTTCAGGCTCGCGTGCACTACAGCATGAAGCAGGAACTGGGTCTGCTAAAAGAGATCATCGCTGCGTACACGCCTGACGAGTACAACTACGAGCCAGAAGAAGGCCCACGTCGCGCTAAGCGCAGCGACTACGACAACGTGGACGTGATACCGGTGTCTGACCCCAACGCCAGCACTATGGCGCAGAAGATTATCCAGTATCAAGCAGTGCTTCAGTTAGCGCAGTCTGCACCTACCCTGTACAACATGCCACTACTACATCGCCAGATGCTAGACGTGTTGGGTATTAAAGATGCGCAGAAGTTAGTGCCGATGGATGAGGACCAGAAGCCAACTGATCCGATAACCGAGAATCAAAACGTCTTGATGGGTAAGCCTGTCAAAGCATTTGGTTATCAGGACCACCGCGCTCACATCACCGTGCACATGACAGCGATGCAAGACCCACTGATTATGCAGCTTCTCCAGAACAACCCGATGGCACAGCAGATGCAGGCCGCAATGATGGCGCATATCAATGAGCATCTGGGTATGGAGTACCGCAAGCAGATCGAGCTACAGCTTGGCTTTAACTTACCACCTCAGAAAGATGAGTCGGGTGAAGAGAAGGGTATGGAGCCAGAAGTTGAAGCACGGTTGGCACCGATGCTGGCACAAGCAGCACAACAACTGTTCCAGCAGAACTCTGCGCAGGTGGCTCAGCAGCAGGCTCAGCAACAAGCACAAGACCCACTAGTCCAGATGCAGATGCAAGAGTTGCAGTTGAAGCAGGCTGAGCAGCAACGCAAGCAAACTAAAGATATGGCTGACATCAAGCTCAAAGAGCAGCAGCAACAGATTGAGGCTGCACGGATAGCTGCACAGACACAGCTTGAGCGGGAAAAGATGGAGGCTAATCGCAAGAACGAGGCTTTGCGTATGGCTGCTGAAATGCGTGACTCACGTGAGAAAGATGCAGTCAAGCTTGGTGTGGATGTACTTAAACAGATTTCATCGCAAACACATCAACGAGATATGCAGCGTAGCTCGCCTAAACCGACGAAAGGTAAGTAATGGATGCTTTAGAAATACTTGTTCAACAGACGGACGAGAAAGTTACTCAGCTCAAAGAGCACTTGGCAGCCGGTCGAGCGACTAGCTTTGAGGAGTACAAATCAATTTGTGGTGAGATTCGGGGTCTGCTCATTACAAGGGGGTACACATTAGACCTTAAGAAAAACTTGGAGGATTCAGATGACTGATTCAATTTTGCTGGCTACAGACGCCAGTAACCCGCAGGTCGTGGGGGCGTACCGTATTGACGCTACAGATGCGGAGAAGGCTACACAACTCCCTAAACCCTCGGGATACAGAATCCTGTGTGCAATACCTGAGATTGAGAAAGAGTTTGACAATGGAATTATCAAAGCAGATACAACCCTTCACTACGAGGAGTTGCTAACCACTGTTTTGTTTGTAGTTGATATGGGTCCAGATTGTTACAAAGATACTAACAGATTCCCAACAGGACCTTGGTGCAAGACGGGAGATTTTGTTTTGGTGCGTCCAAATGCCGGTTCCCGGCTGGTAATTCACGGACGTGAATTTAGGATGATTAACGACGACTCCGTAGAAGGAGTAGTTGAAGACCCACGCGGTATTCGCCGTAAATAACAGGAGGACGAGATGCCTGAATTTGAAAAAGAAGATTTCCAGTTTCCCGATGAGAAGCCTCAGAGCGGTAAGGAGGAACTCAGTGTTTCCATGCAGCAAGATGAGAAACCGGAGGGTTTTGAGGTCGAGATTGAAGACGATACCCCGCCGCAAGACCGGGGCAGACAGCCGCTACCTCAGAATCTAAAAGAAGAGCTTGAGAAGGATGAACTTGACTCGTACGACGATGCGGTCAAGGAAAAGCTCAAGCAGATGAAAAAGGTTTGGCACGACGAGCGCCGCGACAAAGAAGCTGCGTACAGAGAGCAGCAAGAAGCCATTCAGTTAGCCCAAAAACTAATGAATGAGAACAAACGGATCAAGACTATTCTTGATACCGGCGGGAAAGAATACGCCGCTGTTCTTAATAACGCCGCCACTCTTGAGATGGAGATGGCTAAGCGGGCGTACAAAGAAGCGTACGACAGTGGGGATTCAGACAAGCTCGTCGAGGCGCAACAAGCGCTTCAGGTCGCCAACTACAAAATGTTGCAGGCCCAAAGTTTTAGGATGCCTACTTTACAAGAGGAAAATTATGCGGTACAACCGCAACCAGATCAGGTCCAACAACCTGCCCCTCGTCCTCTGAACCCCAAGTTGGAAGCGTGGCAAAACCGCAACCCTTGGTACGGCGCAGATGATGAGATGACCGCAACGGCTTTAGGGGTCCACGAAAAACTCAAAAAGTCGGGCGAAGTAGTAGTTGGATCAGATGAATATTACGCGGCGTTGGACAGAACAATCCGCAAGCGGTTTCCTGAATACTTTGATGTTGAGGAGCCGGAGGACAAGGTGCGGTCCGAGCCTGCTCGCACAAAGCCGAGCACAGTGGTAGCCCCAGCGGTTCGTAGCACAGCTTCTAACAAGATAAAGCTGAGATCGAGCCAAGTTGCATTAGCAAAGAAGTTGGGACTAACCCCGGAACAATACGCCCTTGAACTCAGAAAATTGGAGGCCCAAAATGGCTGAAAACAAACTACAACGTGAATTGACAACCCGAGCAATGAGTGAGCGTCCTAAGCAGTGGGCGCCGCCGGAGTTGCTCCCAGAGCCAGATAAAGAGGCTGGGTATGCCTATCGTTGGATTCGTGTCTCAATGCTTAGTCAAGCCGACCCGCGCAACCTTTCGACAAAGCTCCGTGAGGGGTGGGAACCGGTCCGCATTGAAGAACAACCAAAATTTCAACTGCTAGTCGATCCCAATAGTCGGTTTAAAGACAATGTTGAGATTGGCGGGTTATTGCTCTGTAAAGCTCCTGAAGAATTTGTCGATCAGCGTTCTGATTACTATCGGAACCAAACTCAAGCTCAGACGGAAGCTGTAGACAATAATCTAATGCGCCAAAGCGATCCTAGGATGCCTCTCTTTAAGGAGAGAAAGTCTTCGCATAGCTTCGGTAAAGGAAACTAAATTTCTGGAGTAGAACATGACATATCCAACTGTATCGGCCCCCTACGGGCTAAAACCGATCAATTTGATCGGCGGTCAGGTGTTTGCGGGTCAGACTCGTGAACTCCCGATTGCAAGCAATTACGCTACCGTCATTAACAATGGCGATATCGTTCGCATTTCCGGCGCTACAATCGTCAAAGAAACCGGCACCACCACTATCTCGGCAACGGGCATTGTGGGCGTTTTCCTCGGTTGCAGCTACACCAGCCCAACTACCGGTCAGAAGCTTTTTGCTAACTCGTACCCCGGTCTGATTGTTGCTTCGGACATCGTGGCTTACGTGGCTGACGATCCTGACCAACTGTTTAAAGTTGCTGTGACTGGCGGTGCAACTTCGACCACAATCACCCCAATTTCGGGTTCGATTCTGGGCGACAACCTCGCTATTTCGCAGCCTTCGTCGAACAGCACTGTTTCGGGTAACTCGAACATCGGTGCATATGACTCTGGCTCGAACACTGACCAGTCGTTGCCATTACGTGTTGTTGATCTCGTTCCTGAGACTACCAATGCTGCTGGTAACTACAGCGAAGTCATCGTTAAGTGGAATGCTCCGTACCCAACAGCGACTACAACTGCTGCCGGAAGCCCGCTCGTCTATACCACTACGGTAACTATTAACGGC